TGGATTCAGCAGCACCGACCGGACTGCGCCTATGTCGAAAGAGGCCAAGCAATGCCGCGACAAGGCGCATCGAGCGGTTTCAAATTTGGTCGAGGTTGTGGCGCCGTCGAAGCAACTATTCAACTGCTCGAAATCCCGCTGACGATCATCGAAGCAAGCGCGTGGAAGCGAAAATTCCACTTGCGCGGTGGTGACAAAGAATCCGGGCGCCAACTTGCCATTCAACTATTCCCAACTTCGCACACTTTGTTTGCGCGCAAACTCGACCATGGGAGAGCAGAAGCAGCGCTGATCGCACTATTCGGGGCCTCCATTCAACCGGGAGGGGCCAGTGCGCAGGCCGCTTAGACACGCGCTTGTCGCCCTACGTGCAGCCGGTCTCGAGGTGGACCGCATCTATCAAGCCGGGCGACACACCGAGGTGCATTTCAACGGCAACGGCCTCGTTCGCGTCCACCGTGGCAATCGCGTGAGCGCAGCGTTTGAGAGAAATCTGCGAACGATTATTCGGAAGCATCTCAGGGCGGGAGAAACGCTGTGAAGATTTTCAGCGCTGATCAGCGTCTGGCCGAGAGAAGCGGCATGAAAGCTCTAATTGTCGGCCCTCCCGGTGTCGGCAAGACGAGTCTGTTGCGCACCCTGTCTGCGGAGTTGTTGGCGTCGACCCTGTTCGTTGACATCGAGGCCGGCGACATCGCGGTTGCGGACCTCCCGGTCGCGAGCGTGCGTCCGCGGACATGGGGCGAATGCCGCGATCTCGCCTGCGCCCTCGGCGGCCCCAACCCGGCTTTGCCGCCGACCGTCGCGTACTCCGAGGCGCACTACAACGAGGTGATGAAGAATCCCGAGCTGGTGAAGCTGGCGAGTTATCGCATCCTGTTCGTCGACAGCTTGACCGCCGCCGCGAGGCTTTCCTTTGCGGCGGCAGAGCAAGCGCCGGAAGCGACCAGCGATCGCGGGCGCAAGGATTTGCGCGCCATCTATGGGCTGCACGCGCGCAGCATGATCGGGTGGCTCAACCAATTTCAACATACGCGCGAGCGCACCATCGTCTTCGTGGCAGCGCTGGAGAAAAATACCGACGAGCTCAACATCTCAACGTGGCAACCGCAGATCGAGGGCGCAAAAACCGGGCGCGAGCTGCCGGCGATCGTCGATGAAATCATCACGATGACGTGGGTCGATTTCGGCGATCGCAAGCCGGTGCGCGCATTCGTATGCACGAACCCAAATCCGTGGGGATATCCGGCGAAAGATCGCAGCGGAAAGCTCGAACAGCTCGAACCGCCGAACCTTGGCGCGCTGATCGAGAAGCTCGCCAACCCCGGCCAGCGCAAACCTTTCATTGTCGTTTCACCCGAGCAATCCGCTCAAACATAGGAGACAAGCATGCCGTACGACTATTCTGATGCTCCACCGCCACAGTTCGAGCTGATCCCGCACAGCACCCTCGCGCCGTTCGTGCTTCACATCCGCGCCGGCAATGCCGGTGAGGACGGCATGCTCACGCGTTCGAAGGACGGCGGCTGCGAGATGCTCGTTAGCGAGCTCACCATCACCGACGGCCCGTATAAGGGGCGCAAGCTGTTCGAGCGCTGGATCCTGGCCGGCACGACCGACGGCCACGCCAAGTCCGCAGACATCAACCGCAGCACGCTGAAGGCGATTCTGGATAGCGCGCTCGGGCTCAAGCCCGACGATCTGAGCCCGCAGGCGCGTGCCGCCCGCACGGTCAGTCTCAAGCAATTCGAAGGCATGAGCTTCATCGGCCGCATCGGCGTCGAGAAGGGCAAGCCCAGGAATGACGGCTCCGGCGAGAACTGGCCGGACAAGAACATCCTCGTGGCGGTGGTCACGCCCGACAAGAAGGAATGGCACCCCGTCGAACAGCCGCCTCCATTCAACGGCGGCGGGGGCACGAGTTCTTCCACGCCTCCCCAGTCGGCGCCTCCTGTCCAGCGGCCAGGATGGGCGTCGTGAAGAAGAAGATCCGCGACGTCGGCGAGGTCCCGCTGTCCGCGCTCGAAGATCAGTGGCAGCGGGACGCCACCGCTGCCGCCATTGCGGCTGCGCGCGGGGTCATCTCGACGGATGGCCCCATCCCACCGGGAACGCCAATCGGGCGCCTGAGCGATACCGAGTGGGGTTGGGTCGCCAGCGCGATCCTGTTCGGCTGGATACGCACCCGCGCCGAGCAGGCGACCGCGGAACAGCTCGACACCGAGCGCACCATCAGGATGACCGGGCTGGATCCGGAGCCATGGGACGCAGGCGCTGTCGTGGCTATCCTGCCCGAGCTTGCCGATGCCTGCTCCGACCTCGATTGGGCGAAACCGCTGACCACATGGTCAGGTGAGGACATCACCGAATTTCTGCTCAAGGCCATGCCGCTGATCCGCAAGGCGATGATCGCGCGCGACCTGAGCGACAAGGGCGTCTCTAGGAATTCGAGCGCAAGCACGATTGCGCGCCAGACGAACGCTGCTGCTGGCGGCCCGCTGATGGACCCTACCGAGCTTAACGATGAGATTGGCCTATGACTATCACTGATGAAATCTGGCGCGATGTTCCCGGGTTTGAAGGCGCGTACCAGGTTAGCAATTTCGGTCGCGTGCAAAGCTTAGATCGTGAGGTGCGTTATCCAGACGGCCATCTCCAATTTGTCCGTGGGCGGGTATTGCGCCTACGTCTTATGCCTACTGGGTATCAGGAAGTTCACTTAGGACGTCGAAAGCCGGACGTAAGGGTTCATGCGCTCGTCTTGCTTGCCTTTGTTGGTCCCTATCCCAAAGGACTAGAGATACGGCACCTGAACGGAATCCCAACCGATAACCGCCTTACCAATCTTGAGTACGCGACGCGGTCTCGCAATGTCATGGACGTGAAGTGGCACAACGGGAACGCCCTCTACCGTCTTAGACCGCAAGATGTTCTTAGCATTCGCAAGCGTCGGTTTGGTCCAAAAGGCACAGGCCGTGCGCTAGCGCGGGAATACGGCGTCTGCCCACAAACCATCTCGGATATTTGGCGCGGGGACACTCACAAGGATGTCGATCCGGACGAATTGTCATGTTGAACTTGAACCGCGCCAATCTCTCGCTCGAACCGATCAACGGCGCCATCAACGACGCGATCGAGTGCGCCGCGGCGACGACAGCGGAGTTGCCGCGTCCGTACCTCGGTGCGTCAATCGTCGGACACGAATGCGCGCGTCGTTGCCAGTACGACTGGTGGTGCAAGCCCGTGCTCGCGGCCAGGACGCGCGAGATTTTTGATCGCGGGCACTATTTCGAGGAGCGCGCGCGGCGGCATCTCGTGGCGGTCGGGTTTAGGTTTGCGCCCCTCGAAGCGCTCGCCTTCAGTGCCGCGGGTGGTGCGTTCCGCGGCCACGCCGATGGCATCGTCATTCACGGCCCCGATTTGCCGGGCACCTATCTGATTTACCCCCTTGTCTGGGAGCACAAGGCCCTCAACGCCAAGGGTTGGAAAGAGATCGAGCGCGACGGGCTCGGGAAGAAATACCCGCACTATCTCGTACAGGTTTCGCTCTATCAGGCGTACTTAAACATCACCAATCCCGCGCTGTTCACGGTGACGAACGCGGACACTTGCGAGTGGTTGCACTTCCTCGTGCCGTTTGATGCCGAGCGTGCGCAGCTATGGTCCGACCGCGCCGTCAACATCATCGAAGCAACGCGCGCCGGGGAATTGCTGCCGCGCGCCTTCGACGACCCGGAAGACTGGAGATGCCGCATGTGCCCCCACAAGGAGCGATGCTGGGGCATCAAATGACTGACGACGCCCCAAGACCGACTGTGACAGGTTGGGAGACAGAGATGCACTCGGTGGAATTGGAAAATCGCCTACACGCGATATGGGAAAAACAGGCTCAGCTCGAACTGTCGCTTTATCGTGCCAATGTAGATTGGTTTGATGCGACGCCAGTCGATGCACCACGTGAACTGCGTAAAATGGCCACTGATGTGCTCGAAGTGGCCTGCGAGCTGGACGCAATCGCCCGTGATCTTGAAGCAGAAATCCAACAGCGCACCAAATTTGGGGCCGAAGCGGCAGCCAAAATTAT